TGAACGCCCGTGCCGAAGCGCTGGACACCCGCGAGGTGGCCATCGCTGAGCGCGAGAAGGCGGCCGAGGCGGCGGCCAAGCAGACCGGTAAAAAGTAACGGGGTATGATGCCTCGCAAGGGGCATCAGCCAACCACCTATGACACCAGACGATTTCAGAGACGACTTTCCGGAGTTCGCCGACAAGACGAAGTATCCCGATGCGACTGTCGACTTCTGGCTGACCGTCTCGGTGTCCTTGGTGAACCCTTGCCGCTGGGGCGTTCTGACCGATCAGGGCATCGAACTCTGTACCGCGCACCACCTTGTGCTGGGCGCGCGGGACGAGGCAACCGCAGCCGTCGGCGGCACACCGGGCCAGGTCACAGGCCCGCTTTCTTCCAAGGCAGTCGACAAGGTCAGCGCCAGTTATGACACGGGCGCGGCGACCATTGACGACGCCGGTATGTGGAACCTGACGACCTACGGTGTTCGGTTCCTGACTCTCGCCAGAATGATGGGCGCAGGCGGCATGCAGCTGTAGCCGCGGCAGCCCATCGGGAGCATCCCATGGGCTTCATCAAGACCGATCGGCTGAAGGAAGTTCTCCAGTCGATCAGCGGGCTCGTCGATAAGCAGGTGCTCGTCGGCGTGCCAGACAGCACGGCCGGCGATAGGAAGGAAGATGAGCCCATTAGCAATGCCGTGATCGGCTACCTGATGGAAAACGGCTCTCCCGCGGCGAACATCCCTGCACGCCCGCACCTCGTGCCCGGCGTTCAGGCGGCCGAGGAAAAGTATGTCCCCCATCTACAGAAGGCTGTCGAGGCGGCGCTTGACGGCGACCTACCGCGCGCCGAGAAGCGCATGGCATCCGCCGGGCTGGTAGCGCAAAACTCCGTCCGGGCGAAGATCAACAGCAACATCCAGCCGAAGCTATCCGAATCGACGCTCGCCGCGCGACGGCGCCGCGGGGTCACGCGCACGGATACGCTCGTGGATACCGCGCAGTACCGAAACAGCACCATCTACGTCATCCGAAGAAAGAAGAAGGGGTAACCCATGGCATTCCTTGATGTCACGGACATCCTGCTCGACCCGGATTTCATGGACACCGGCCTGCTGTGCCGGCGCATGACGCAGACGATCGACGTCCGCGGCAGGGCCACCAACATGCCGACGGATACACCGTTCGCGGCGGTCGTGACCAGCGACGCCGGCGACGTACTGACGCGCGGATCGGACGGCAGCCGCATCACGGGCTCGATCACGCTACACACGCCGTTCCGGCTGCGCGACGGTGGCGACGGCGCGGACGCCGACGAGGTGATCTGGCAGGGCCGGACCTACACCGTCGCAGTAGTCAACGATTACAGCCACTTCGGGCGCGGCTTTGTCGCGGCCACCTGTGAACTGAAACCACTCTCGGGATAGAGCATGGCCAACACGAGCGCAACCGGCGGACCGCTGGCACCAGCCGTCGCATCGCCGCCGATCGAGGACGACGCGCTCGACGACCTGCTGCAGGAAGTGGTTGCCGGCGTGACGGGGCTGCCCGGCGCGATGGTGCGGCCGCGCTGGCAGCCGACGGTGCCGAAGCAGCCCGAGCCGGGCACGAACTGGTGCGCGATCGGCATCACCGTCCAGACGCCAGACGCCGGCCCGGCGATCCAGCATGACCCGGCCGGCGACGGCAGCGACACGTACATCCGGCATCAGGACATCGAACTGCTGTGCTCGTTCTACGGCCCGAGCGCGAGCGGCTATGCGCAGCGCCTGGCTGATGGCATGGCCATTCCGCAGAACAGCGAGCACCTGGCACTGCACGACGTGAAGTTCGTCAGCGCCAGCGAGGTCCGCCCGGCGCCGGAGTTCGTCAACCAGCAATGGGTGCGGCGGTACGACCTGACGCTTACCCTGCGGCGCAAGATCACCCGGACCTACCCGGTCCTCAACCTGCTGTCCGCCCAGGTACAGCACACCACCGATTCGGTGCCGCCGGTAGCCGGCACGACCAACATTGACCAGTAGGGGTTCAACATGTCCAACGGACTGCCGGTTTCACGGCTGATCGACGTCACCATCAATATGTCGCTGCTGGCGGCTCAGGGCGCCAACCTGAACACGGCGCTGCTGCTCGGCGCGTCGCCGGTGATCGACACCAACGAGCGCATGCGGTCGTACGGCTCGATCGCCGAAGTGTCCTCCGACTTCGGCACCACGGCCCCGGAGTACCTGGCCGCGCTGCTGTACTTCCAGCAGACGCCGCAGCCTTCCGAACTCAAGATCGGTCGGTGGGCGAAGACTGCGACCTCTGGCCTGCTCCGCGGCGCGGCGCTCTCCACGGCGCAGAAGGACATCAACACGTGGAAGGCTGTCACCGCCGGCTCGTTCAAGGTCACGGTCGATGCGACGGTGAAGACGCTGTCCGCGCTGGATTTCTCCGGCGTGACGAACCTGAACGGCGTGGCCACCATCATCCAGACCGCGCTGGCGGGCGCAACGTGCGTCTGGAACGGCACGCAGTTCGTGATCACGTCCCCCACCAGCGGCGCCACGTCGAAGATCAGCTACGCGACGCCCACGGGCTCGGGTACCGACATTTCGACGATGCTCGGCATGACCGCCGCGCTCGCGTCCGCGCCGGTGGATGGCATCGTTGCCGAAGCGCCGGATGCTTGCGTGGCGCTGTTCCTCGACCGCTTCGCTAACAAATTCCTCGGAATCGAGTTTGCCGACACCAGCCTGACGAACGACCAGCATGTCGCCGTGGCGGACCTCATCGAGGCCGATCAGCGGCACCTGTATGGGGCCACCACGCAGGAGCCGCAGGCGCTCGACAGCACCGCGACCACGGATCTGCTGTCGCGCTTCAAGGCGAAGGCCTACAAGTACTCGCCCGCCCAGTTCTCGAGCACCAGCCCGTACGCCGTCTCGTCGCTGCTCGGTCGCCTGCTGACTACCGACTTCAACGCCAACAACAGCACCATCACGCTGATGTGGAAGCAGGAGCCGGGCATCGTGCCGGAGACCCTGTCGAGCACGCAGGCGAACGTGCTGCAGGACAAGCGCGGCAATGTGTTCGTCGAGTACGACAACGACACAGCCATCGTGCAGTACGGCGTCACGCCGAGCGGCATCTTCATCGACTCGGTCTACAACTCGATCTGGTTCCAGAACGCGATTCAGACTGCGGTCTACAACCTGCTCTACCAGAGCCCGACAAAGATCCCGCAGACCGATGCCGGCAACGCGCTGATCGCGGCAGCTATCGCCGCGGTCTGCGAGCAGGCGGTGGACAACGGCTATCTCGCCCCGGGAGTTTGGAACTCGGCCGGCTTCGGCGCACTGAAGCAGGGCGACACGCTCGCGAAGGGCTACTACATCTACGTGCCGCCGATCGCGCTGCAGTCGCAGGCCGACCGCGAAGCGCGCAAGTCGGTGCCGTTCCAAATCGCCGCCAAGGAAGCCGGCGCAATCCACACCGTTGACATCCTCGTCAACGTGAACCGCTGATAGGGGAAACCATGTCGGGTACCTATTCTTTCATCGACGTCCAGGCATCCATCACGGGCCCGGGCGGCTCTTTCCCGCTGGGATACGGCGAGGCCACCGCGCAGGAGGGCATCACCGTCGCGATGGCCAACGACAAGAACGTGATGACCGTCGGCGCGGACGGCGAGGGCATGCACAGCCTGCATGCCGACAACTCCGGCCAGATCACGCTGCGGTACCTGAAGACGGCGCCAGTGAACCGAACCCTGATGGCGCTGTACAACGGCCAAAAGCTGGACAGCCGGCTGTGGGGCAAGAACGTGATCGTTATCAATCAGTCGGTCGCGGGCGACATCGTGACCGCCGTGCAATGCGCCTTCAAGAAGGTGCCGGACCTGACGTACGCGCAGGACGGCGGCACGGTCGAATGGGTGTTCGACGCCGTGCGCATTGACGAAATGTTGGGGACCTACTGATGGGCCGCGAGATCGATATTCGAGGCAACCGGTACTCCATCGGCCGACTGAGCGCGAAGCAGCAGTTGCACGTCTCGCGCCGCATCGCCCCGGTGATTCCGCCGATGATCCCGGCCTTCCTGAAACTCGGCGCCAACCTGCGCGCGCAAGCCGCGGCGGACGACAAGACCGGCGTCGATCGCGCGCTGGATCTGCTTGGCGGCGATGCCGACGGCTTCAGCGAGGCGCTTCAGCCCTTTGCAGACGCGCTGGCAGCCATGACAGACGCCGACGCCGACTATGTGGTCGACAACTGCCTGACGGCGGTGCAGCGCTGGCAGGAGACCGGCTGGGCGCGCGTTGTCACCGTCGAAAGCAAGCAGTACATGTTTGCGGACATGGACATGGGCGTCATCCTGCCGCTCGTGGTGCAGGTGGTCGTGGCGAATCTCGGCCCTTTTATTCAAGGGTTGCTTACCAGCCTGCCGAGCAGCCCGGAGCCAGAGACACCAGCTGGCTAAGGCAACTGCCCGGCGGCGAGGACTGGCTGCTGGCGCCGGTGCTCGAGGGGATGTGCAAGTACGAGTCGCTACTCGACGGCACACTCG